GATGATGACATGTTAGATGACTTTTTAAGTGACTTAGGGATACCTAGAGCACCAAGAAATTAATGTGTGAACAGAGAACAATTAATAATTGAAGTTACGAAGTGTATGAGGAATACTCCTTACGCACTTCGAACTTACTTACAAACTTACGATAATACCGTATCCAAATACGTCCCATTGGACTTATTCCCCGACCAAGTCAGTTTAATAGAAGATTACGATAGGTATAACGAGAATATTGCGTTAAAGTATCGTCAGGCGGGTGTATCCACAGTTACCGCCGCTTGGATATCAAAAAGATTAGTTTTTGCGAAGAAAAACAAACCTGAAAAAATCCTAATCATTGCCAACAAATTGGACACATCAGTTGAGATGGCCAATAAGGTGAGAGGATTTACCGAACAATGGCCGGCATGGGTCGGAGTTACTTTCTCAAAAGAAAAAAACTCGCAAAGACACTTTAAACTTAGTAATGATTGTGAAGTAAAGGCGGTAGCAACATCAAAAGATGCCTTGAGGGGTTATACCCCAACCATTCTTGTATTTGACGAGGCGGCGTTTATCGAAGCGGATTCAGACTTTTGGTCAGCGTGTATGGCGTCCTTATCTACAGGGGGTAAAGTTATTGTGGTATCCACTCCAAACGGATACGACCCGATTTATTACGAAATTTACGACCAATCATTAAGAAATATGAACGATTTCAAAATATCTGAAATGTTTTGGTATCGTGACCCGAGATATACAAAAGATTTGTATATGGTTAAAACCAATGACTTAGTTCATTACTTGTTAAATCGAGAAGAATATTCTGAAAAAGATATTATCAATTTATCGATGGAAAATCCGTATGAAAGAGACCATTCGGTTGTAACTGATTATATATCTCAAGGATATAAACCATGTTCCGCATGGTTTGAGGGTATGGTTAAAAAGTTAAAGTTTGACCGAAGAAAGGTGGCTCAAGAGTTAGAATGTAACTTCTTGGGTTCCGGTGATAACGTATTTGAGTCTGAATTAATGCAGAATATTTCAAAAAATATGTTACGTGAACCACGAGCTAAACTTATGGGTGGTTCGTTATGGATATTTGAAGAACCTGTGAATGGTCATAAATATGTTATGGGAGTCGATGTGTCAAGAGGAGATTCTGAAGATTTCTCGTGTATACAGATTATTGATTTTGACACCAGAGAACAAGTATTGGAATATGTTTCAAAAGTTCCACCTGATGTGTTGGCGGAGATTGCGTATAAATGGGGAACAATGTATAATGCCTATTGTGTGATTGATATCACCGGAGGTATGGGAATTTCCACCGCAAGAAAACTACAAGAGTTAAATTATCAAGGAGGTTTATATGTTGATAATGTTGACACAAGTAATAAGTGGAAATGGGACCCGAAAATAAACGATAAAATACCTGGTATTAACTTTAATTCAAAAAGAGTTCAGATTATCGCAGCGTTTGAAGAAGGCGTTAGACATGGGTTCAAAGTATACTCAAATAGACTATACAATGAAATGAATACGTTTGTCTATGTGAATGGTAGACCCGACCACCAAAAAGGTCATCATGATGATTGTATTATGTCTGTATCCATGGCGTTATATGTTGCGGAAAAGTCATTCCAATCAATAGAAAAAGTTACCAATCATACAAAAGCGATGTTAAATTCATGGGCGACGACCGTAAATGAAAATAAAAACTCATCTGATTTTTTCAACCCTATGGTTCCTCAAATGGGTAGGAATGGTAATTTAAGTAATAACGGTGATGCGACAAAGGGTGATTATCAAAAATATGGATGGTTATTTGGTTCACGATAAGTATTTACATTACTGAGGAAACAAGTTAATTTATATTTTAATACTATAAAATATATGGAAAATACTATTAATAATTTATATAAGACTGAGTCATTTGATACCGATTTATTTATTGTTGAAGAACAATATAAAAAACAAGAATTTACACAAACAATACTCTATCAATTAAACAATGGAGAAATAAATGAAGGTTTATCACAAGAATGTTTAAATAAAATTAACCCGTTACTATCCAATGATAAATTATTAGTTTGTACTTTACCCGTTGTTAAGTATGGGGTAAACGTATATTCTGTTGACGACAATAATTCAATAGAAGACATTATTAAACATATTAATGAAGATAAGTTTGTTTTGTTGTTTGGGGCAATCGCAATTGATGGAGTTTTAAAATTTAAAAGCAGATTATTATAAATTCACCATTAATTTCTGTTGAAAATAATCCATCTACTGAATTATATTCAGTATTTTTTTTTTTATATTCTTGTTGTCTCATTATGTGTAATGTCAAATTATTGCAAAAATGTCTTATTAATGTAAATATTCAAAGGTTACCAAAAATACATTTGGTTATTTGATACTAGGTAACTATTTATATTATCAAGGTAATTAGTAAATTTATATTATGAGCGAAAACAATCTTACGGTCTGGCAAAGGTTATCCAAAACATTCGGACCAAACTCTTTATTAAAACAAGACTACCCAACTTTTAAGTTTGATAAAAAAGAACTTTTAAGAACAACAAATAGAGATGATTTTGAAAGAGAAAAACTTCAAGCCCAACAAACATATTATTTAACAAACCAATGGGCTAAAGTTGAAAATAATTTATATTCTCAAGCAATATATTACGAACCAACAAGATTATCGGCCCAATACGATTACGAATCTATGGAATATACTCCGGAAATTTCCGCGGCGTTGGATATATATTCTGAAGAATCCACAACGACAAATGAAGACGGGTTTATTCTTCATATTTATTCAGAATCAAAAAGAATTAAATCTGTTTTAGCAGATTTATTCAATAATTCCCTTGATATTAATACCAATTTACCAATGTGGACAAGAAACACGTGTAAATATGGTGATAACTTCGTTTACTTAAAATTAGACCCTGAAAAAGGTATTATTGGTTGTCAACAATTACCAACAATTGAAATTGAAAGACATGAAATTGGTGTTTCAGGTAGAATTTCACAAGATATTACAAAAGAAAAAGATGAGGATAAAAAAGCCCTTCACTTTACTTGGAAAAATAGAAATATGGAATTCCAATCATGGGAAGTTGCCCATTTTAGATTATTGGGTGATGACCGAAAACTTCCTTATGGTACTTCTATGTTGGAAAAAGCAAGACGTATTTGGAAACAATTATTGTTATCTGAAGACGCGATGTTAATTTATCGTACATCAAGAGCACCTGAAAGAAAATTGTTTAAAGTATTTGTTGGGAACATGAACGATGATGATGTTGAAGCATATGTTAATCGTGTTGCAAACAAATTTAAAAGAGAACAAGTTGTAGATTCAAAGACAGGTAATGTCGATATGAGATTTAACCAAATGGCAGTTGACCAAGATTATTTTATTCCTGTTCGTGACCCTGCAGCACCAGACCCAATCTCAACATTACCAGGAGCGACAAATTTATCGGAGATTGCTGATATAGAATACATTCAAAAGAAATTATTAACAGCACTTCGTGTTCCTAAAGCATTTTTAGGATTTGAGGAAGTTGTTGGTGATGGTAAAAACTTATCATTACAAGATATTCGTTTTGCGAGAACTATTAATAGAATTCAAAAAAGTATGATTGCGGAGTTAAACAAAATTGCAATCATTCATCTATTCTTGTTAGGTTTTGAGGATGAATTACAAAACTTTACATTAGGACTAACTAACCCATCTACACAAGCAGATTTACTAAAAATCGATGTTTGGAAAGAAAAAGTTTTATTATATAAAGATTTAGTTGCAGACCCAGGAAATGGTATCCAACCGACATCATCAACGTGGGCTAAGAAACATATATTCGGATGGTCTGATGAAGAAATTAGATTGGATTTACAACAACAAAGAATTGAAAGAGCGGTTGGTGAAGAACTTAAAGCAACACCTACGGTTATTTCTAAAACAGGTATATTCGATAATATTGACAAGTTGTATGGTAACAATGGAAAACCTACTGCTCCGGGAGAAACTCCACCTGAAGGAGAAGAACCACCAATGGGAGGCGATATGGGAGGATTACCACCAATGGGAGGAGAAGAACCACCAATGGGAGGAGAAGAAACGCCTCCACCACCAATGGGAGGAGAAGCGGAAGTAACACCAGAATCAAAAAATAAAAATATGAATTTATTGATTGAGACGAATTTTTTAGAAGGTTCCAAAATCCTTGATTTAGGTCAAGGTCAAGATTCTTTGGGAGAAATTTCAAAAGAATTGGATAAGTTATTAAATTCATAATATTTATAAACAAAATGTACTATAATGACTTTCGGACAATTTAAATCTTTAATAGAGAAAAATCTTATTGAATCCTATAATAATGAAAAGGAGTTCAAAAAATTTTTAAGAGAATTCAAACAAAATGTTTTGAATAATAAACATATGTCAAAGTTATATTCATTGTATGACCAATTGAGTTTACCTCAAGGGTTAAATGAATCTGATGCAAAAGATTTTTTAGAGGAAGGTATTACACTAATCCAACAAATATTACCAAATATTAAATTACCGAAAACCTTATCGGAAAATATCATAAACAAATATTCTGATATTGATTCACTTGTTTATTCTAAAAAATTGAATTTATTAGAAAGAGTAAATTCAAAAAAGAGTATTCTTAATACATTAGTTACTCAAACCGAAGACACGATTAAAGAATCGATTAATATACCATTAAAATCAATGGTAAGTATTGCGAATCAAACATTACAAAAATATATTGAGTCATTAGACGAATCATCTAAAAAAGAATTTATTAAATTAATTTCTGAAGACACAAAAACTCTTGAGACTAAGTTTGAAACTATCCGAGAAAGTGCGATTAATAAACTTAACACTATGTTGGAAAACGAAAAAGAGTTCGAATTAAAAACAAAATTATCAGAAACAATAGATAAATTAAAAACAGAAAAATTCGACCAATTAAATTTTCTTAAGTTAAAAACTTTAGAAGAATCAATCTAAAGAGTTTTTAATTTTTTGAGTAAAAGATGCTTTCTGTATCTGCGTTCTCCTCACAATAGATTTTTTAACAAATTCTTTCTTACTTAAAAGAATTTTATTTTGTTGAGTTTTGTTAACTTTGTATTTATAAGCTTTTAATGCTTTCTCAATTCCGTCGTTTGTTACTTTTACTATTATCATATATTACAAATATATCGAATATTTGAAAAATCTTTGACTATTATCATTTTTTTTGTTATTTTTTTAAAAAATAAACATGAGTAATATAAATTATGAATGAAAAAAGGAAAAAGTGTAAGGTTAAACCTATTTAATCCAATTAAATCGGTGTATGGTACCGTAGATTCCACAAACTTAAAATCAATATACATAAACATTCAAACATGGGTATCCCCAAAATCAGACTACAATAATTGGAGTCGAATTGTTAGTAATTTAAATAAAGAAATCAAAACTTCTGTTTTTAATTCAATCGATAAAGATTTATTTAAAGACTATACAATCGTTGATTTAGATTTAAGAAGTAGTGGTTTATCTCCCGGAAAAAAGTCATTCTTAAATTTAGAAGTTAATTTGTATCCAACGAAAGAGATTGACTTTAAATGTCCTGAATTAAAAGAATCTATTAAAGAAATAATTAAAAATATTGTAAGAGAAAATGTAACGGAAAACGAATTCTTTACTTTTTCTTCATCAAAAAATAAATAAAGATAATATATTGATATATTTATCTTAAAAACTATTGATGAAACAATTACGAATATTAGAAGCAAATGAAATTGGTCACGGTATCCTAATCGAAACGGACGCAGGATGGGTATCACCAAAAGATATACGAAATGCCGACATTCTAAAAGAATCCGCAAATTTGGACTACAGAAATCCGTTTGAGTTCTATGCTGTGTTACAGAAATATGACACCCCAAATAGAAATGGAAGATTTTACCCTGAAAGGATATTAAAAAGAGAAGCGGATAATTATAAAAAGGCTATCGCAAAAGGATTATCCACCTCAGAACTTAATCACCCGGAATCATCTTTAATCGATTTGGACCGAGTATCTCACATCATTACAGATATTTGGTGGGACAAAAATATATTGATGGGAAAACTTAAATTATTAACATCACCGGGATTCCACGAAAGAGGTATCGTATCCACCAAAGGAGACCAAGCGGCTAACCTTATGAGACAAGGTGTAACTATGGGAGTTTCTTCAAGAGGGGTAGGTTCTTTGAAGAAGGTCGGTGAAAGAAATGAAGTTCAGGATGATTTTGAATTAATTTGTTTTGACTTAGTTTCATCTCCATCAACACCGGGAGCTTATTTATTCAATAAACCTGAGGATAGAGAAAGATATGAAGAGAATTTAGAAGAAGAAAAAAAATATAAATCACCGGAAAATTCAGAATTTCAATCGAAAGGGGTTGACTTAATGAGGAAGTTAACCGATTATTTAGGAAAATAAATTTAAAAATATGGAAGAAAAATTTTTTGTAGCAAAAGTTCAATACGATTTACCTGATGACAATACAGGTAAGATTAAAAAAATTAGAGAAGAGAAACTTGTAAAGGGATATTCAGTAACTGATGTTGAAGCAAAGGTTACCGAGAAATACCAAGGTTTTGCTAACGAGTGGAGAATAACTTCAGTTTCGGAGAGTAAAATAGATGAAGTTATTGATTAATCTAAAACAAAAAAATAAATTGGTTTATTTAAACCAATTAAGTTAAAGTGGTCTATTTAGACCACTTTTTTTATTTCCGGGAATATTTATATAATACATAAACCTATAAAAATAAAAAAAATAACATTTCCCTACCAATAAATGGGATTTTTATTTTTTTGGTAATATTTATTAGGTAAAATAAATATATTTCCTATATGAGTGAAAACAAATTAGTTCAAGAGGCTCTTATTCAAATGAAACAAGTTGAAGAAGCTATAGCCGAAAATGCAAAAGGAATACTTGCTTCTACAATGAAGAAAGAAATCAATCAATTAGTAAAGGAATCTCTTTCTGAACAAGATGAAGAAGATGAGGTTGAATTAGATACTGATATCGATATGTCAGTTGATAACGATGACGTAGAAATGGACATAGACATGGATGATATGGATTCTTCTGATGAAGATGATATGGAAATTAGCATGGATATGGACATGGATTTTGAAGACGAAGAAACTCCAATCGACTTAACTAACGCATCTGATGAAGAAATCTTAAAAGTATTCAAAGCGATGGGTGAAAATGATGGTATTATCGTAAAAAAAGACGGTGGTGATGTTCATTTAACTGATAGTGACGCTGATGTTGAATATCTTGTAAAACTTGGTGAATCTGAGGAAGACATGATGGAAGAAGATGACATGGAAGAACTTGACGAAGAAGATGACGACATAATGGAAGAGTATGATGACATGGAAGAACTTGACGAAGAAGACGAAGATGTTCAGAGTGTTATTGATGCTATTTTTAGTGGTGATATGTCAGACATTGGAGAAGAAATGGATGAAGAAGACATGGATGAAGTTGTTTACGAAATCGAAATGGACGAAGAAGACATGGACGACGAAGTTGTTTATGAAATCGAAATGGAAGACATGACTAATGAAACCTACAAACCTAAAGGTGTTGGAATTGGTAAAGGTCCTAAATTCTCTTACAAAGACAAAGCTGCAGGAGGATTTAAAGAAGACAAAAAACAAGGTCCAAAAACAATGGGTACCGGAAAAGCTAAATTCGAATATAAGAAAGGTGCGAACATGGAAGGTAAATCCAAAGTTGTTAAATCTGAAACTAAAGAAGGTAATTACACAACTAAAAAAGGAGACACTCTTAAAAGAAAGGCTTTCGAAAAAGAAGAAACTAAGGAAGCGGCAAGAACCTATGGAATGGGTTCTAAAGAAGGTAGAGGATTAAGAAAAGGTATTACACCTAACAGAAATTTTGCTTATGGTAAAAATGGTGTTAAAACTGAATCTACTCAAGAAGAAGTTAGTATGTTGAGACAAAAGAATGATGAGTATAGAAAAGCATTAAATGTTTTCAGAGAAAAACTTAATGAAGTTGCTATATTCAATTCAAACTTGGCTTACGCTACAAGATTGTTCACAGAACATTCAACTACTAAAAAAGAAAAAATAAATATCCTTAGAAGATTTGACGATGTTGAGACTTTAAAAGAATCTAAAAATCTTTATAAGTCAATCAAAGATGAGTTAGCTAAGGTAGAAACAAAATCAATAAACGAATCAGTAGGTACTAAATTAAATAAAACCGTATCTACAGGTTCATCAACTACTCTAATTGAAACTAAAACCTATGAGAATCCACAATTATTAAGAATGAAGGATTTGATTAGTAAGTTGGGGTAATAAAAAATAAATTTAAAACAAAACAATACTAAAATGGGAGCATTATTAGAATCAGGTCTTGTAGGTAACATTGGTTTAAAACACCTTAAAGTTATTAAAGAAGACACAATCAACAAATGGGATAAATTAGGATTCTTAGAGGGTCTTAAAGGTCACATGAGAGAAAACGTAGCACAATTATACGAAAACCAAGCATCATATTTAATTAATGAGGCATCATCTACATCTGATACAGGTGCATTTGAAACAGTGGTTTTCCCAATCGTTAGACGTGTATTCTCTAAATTATTAGCGAACGACATCGTTTCAGTACAGGCAATGAACTTACCAATCGGTAAATTGTTCTACTTTGTACCTAACATTCAGGCGTACACTGAAGATTCAACATCAACTAATGGTATCCACCGTAAACCTTTTGGAGCACCAGGATATGACAACGCTATTGATGGTCCTAACGGTCCAGGAAGTGGTTATGATTATAACAACACTAAAGACCTTTATGATAGATTTTATGAAGGTAACGAACCGGCATTAGACCCACCAGGTTTATTTGATTATTCTAAAGGACAGTTTTCTGCAATTACCGCACCAACTACTTCGGTTGTTACTGCACAGTGGAATAGTAATACAGGTAATTTGGAACCAGCGGCTTATAACAGTGTTACCGGAGGAACTGATGGTAATGGTAGTTATAGAAAAGTATTACTTATTATGTCAGGATTTTCACAAGTTGCTGGCGGAAAGTTAATTGGACCTGATGGTAACCCAATAGATACTGAGTCGTTTTTATCTGACTTAACTATCAAAGGTGCCGCAGGAAACACAACAACATCGGCAAACGTAAATAACCCTTATTTATTTAGAGTTGTAACTCAAAGATATGGTAAAGGAATTGTACAATACGGTAATAATAACGCTACTGCGTCATTCCCTTCTAGTTTAACAGACGGTGGTCAATATGATAACATATGTGACGTTAATGGTTTTATATATTTAGAAGTTGATTTACAAACACCTGTATGTATTACTTGTGGTGGTTCATTAGACGGTTACACAGGTTCAACATTTTCGTCTAATACAGTGGCAAATAACGCATTTGTTGCAACTTACAGACTTTACAAAAACTTAGAGTTTGAAGATAGAATTGGTGAGGTTTCTTTTGACCTTCAATCAGTAACTGTTTCTGTAACAGAAAGAAAATTAAGAGCTCAATGGTCTCCTGAAATGGCACAAGACGTTGCGGCTTTCCATAACATTGATGCTGAAGCTGAGTTAACTG